AAATGAGCGCGGAATTTTTGTCAATCAAACTAGACGAAAAGTTAATTCGGCTAAAATCAAGATTGGCACACTCTTATTTGAAGATGGTCGCATTCCTTTCAGTATTACGCCTTCTCGGAGGCCTAGATTTGTTCCGCCTGATTTGGATGCGCCTGCAGGAAGGCCTGACCTTCTTGAGGATGCGATCCGGGGTCGTGCTGAAAATATGGAGAACAGAATACGGGATATACTCGATAGGACAGGGTATAACCAGGCTGTTCAACATAGCATCCATGAAATGTGCTTGTATGGCACAGGATGCACGAAAGCTATTTCGCTGGAGAGGAAAAATTTTCCTGTATTCCGCTCGGCAGGAACTCCAGATTATATGCTGGAGGTGGAAGCGGCGAAGGAAGAAGAGCTCGTACCAGCAGTAAAACATGTTTCTATATGGAACATATTTCCTTCACCTGAAGCAGAGAGTCCACAAGATGCTGACTACATTGTACAACGGAGCTTTGTCAGCCCTAAGCAACTTAGGGAGATGGCTAAAGTTGATGACAGTTTCATACCAGGAACTATTGACAGCGTTCTCAAAGAAGGATACGGAGAGCGATCAGGATACGACGAAAGCCAACACCCAAGAGTCTACGACGAATCAAGCTACGTCCGGGTGAAAAGCATAGAAATCCTGGAGTTCTGGGGCAAGGTAGATGTCAAAGACTTTAGGCCTTATTTAAACCTGGAAGAAGACGATATGAGGGATAACCTTGATGTTGTCATGACAATCATAGGAGATAAGGTTGTCAAGATGGAAGAAAATCCATTTGATGGACAGATGCCTTATCACTTCTGTTATTGGCAGAAGAATCCTGAGACAATATGGGGCGATGGGATCTACTACGCTATTAGAGATGTACAGGCCATTCTAAACTTCAGTTATGCAATGATGGTAGAGGGTAAATCTTTATCATCGGTTCCCATTACGGTTGTAGACCCGAATGCTTTTGAGGCGGGCGAAGATACGGAGCAGATGTATGCGGGCAAGCAGATACGATTGAAGCCTGGTCAAAGCGTGAGAGACGCGTTTCAGGCTGTGGTGTTACCTGATGTTACCAATGGTTTAATAGGACTTATACAGCAGCTAGAGCGCGAGGCCGATCTGGATAGTGGGCAAACAGCTATTGGTTACGGTGACATGAGTCCCGCTCAAACCAAGACTGCAACAGGTATGAGCATTCTTAATAGTAATGCCAACCGACAGACCGCAGATGTTGTGCGTTCAGTTAGTAATATGATCACGCAGAATATCCAGTCTATATATAGGTGGCTAATGGTAGACTCAACGGATGCCACGATCAAAGGTGATTACGAAGCATTGAGTACGGGTTACGAGCAGTATGTTGCAAAAGAGGTTCATAATACACAGCTTATGCAGTTCTTGCAGGTTGCTGGATCTCTGCCTCAGTTTCAGATGTTTATTAAACACGAGGCTTTTATCCGGCCCCTGTTAAGGGCGTTTAATCTCGATCCCGATCAAATGTTGAAGAGTGAAGATCAGGTTGCCATGGAGATGCAGCAGGGACAGCAAGCACAACAACAGCAATTAGCACAACAGCAGCAAATGCAACAACAAGCTATAGCTGCTCAAATACAGGCTAAGGCTCAGGCAGACATGGCGGTTGAGCAGGCAAAAGCCTTGTTACAGGAAAAGAAGGCGGTGAGTGATGATCAACGGGAAATGGAAATTAGGGAACGTCTTGAATTAATGAAACAAGGCAACGTGCTTCATCCTTCTAATCTTGCCAATAGCTCAATATTAATACAAGAAGAACAAGCGGCCCAACAACAAGCTGCTATGCAACAGCAAGCAATGCAACAACAACAGCAGATAGCTATGGCCCAACAGTCAGAGCAAAATGAGGGAGTTGAGGACACTGCTAGGAACCAGCTAGAACAACAAGAAATGGAAGCATTACAAGAGGTCGCAGAGAAAAGACAGAACATGGCCATGGATAGATTACAAGGGGGTCCAGATGCCGATGATCTAAGACGACAGGAGATGGAAGAAAATGCGCCAACCGGATAAATATATTGACAATAAAACAATTGCTCTTTTAACTGAACATCCAGGGTGGAAACACCTGAAGAACCTGTTTATGGACAGGTTGGATGCGGAGATGGAGTCGATAGTTCGTGCTCCACTTCATGATACCGAGTCACTAGCGAAGCATAATATTCGCATTGGCCGGATACAGGCCTGGGAAGAGATATTAAAATATCCTGAGCAGGCAACAAACAAACCGACCTCTACCGGATAGCCGAGGGGTCAACACCTTAGATCCGTTTTTAACGGGACATCGAAAGTGTAAAGGACATTATGGCAGAAGAAACGCAGGAAGTTTCTCCCCAAGATGAAGAACTTGGTACAGAGGAACAGAGCGACGAGGAACTCTGGGAAACCGCAGGAGAAGAATCAGAAGAGTCAGAAGACACCGAAGAGGAAGTCGAAGAAGAACCTGAAGAGGAAGAGACTGAGGAAGAACCCGAACATGATTATGAGAAAAGGTATAAAGACCTAGAAAGAGAGTTCCACAAACGTAATGAGGATAGCGCAAGACAGCGCGATGAGTTTCAGGAATTGCGGTTGCAAAACCTGGAGCTTAAAAGGCAGATGGAAGAGTTCCAAACTCAACCCACAGCTAAGGCTGAGAAAGAACCGCCAACGCCGGGATCAGATGAGTTCTTCACGGATGATGACCGGCAGACAATGGACGAGTTTAGTGAGCTAACAAAGACGTTTACTAAGATCGCCCAGGCAGAAGCAGCAAAGGTCGCACAGCAGGTTAATGTTGGCGACAAGCTAGAGACCCTGGAAAAAAGTGTTAAAGATAGAGAATATCAGGACTTTTTAGTTTCACACGAAAACCACATGTTGAGTGAGGTTGGTGAGGACTACAGGGACATAGACAAGGATGCAGATTTTCAGTCATTTGTTTTGGCAAGCCCTGCAATGACTAAGATGATGACCGAGTCAGTTGATCCTAGAGATCATGCTTCTGTTATGAACTTGTTTTTACAAACGGAACAAGGTAGATCATGGCGAGAGGTGGAGGATGAGGAACCAGTACAACCTCAACGTAGGCAAGCTCGTAGAAAGGCTGCGACAAGTTTGGTTAGTAATTCTGCCCCTAGAGTAACAAAGAATCCTGATAATATGTCGGCTGAAGAGCTATGGGATTCTATACCCGATGACTGAGATTAATTAAGGAGTTGACTTATGGCAGCTTACGGCGGAACCGGTAGTTTAACCGGACAATCTTATGGTGATTTGAGCGCAAATGATGCGTTCACTATACAAAAAAAGATGCTTCCCATTGCGAAGCGTCTTCAAACTTTTGCTAAATTTGCACAACGGGAAACCAAGCCTCAAAAGCAAGGATTGGAGATTCGTCACCGCAGGTACGAGAGATTCCCGATTGTTGACAATCCAGTGGCCGAAGGCGTAACGCCTGATTTTACAAGCCTTGAGCACACCACGCTGAAGCACACATTGAAGCAATATGGCAGTTATGTGAACACAACTGACGTTATGCTTGCGGCTTCGCATGATCCCGTGTTGCAGGTTATTACCGAGCGTCAAGCCCAGCAAGCTGGTGAGACTCTCGACTTTTTGGCTTACAAAGTTTTCCGAGCGGGAACTTCTGTAAAACACGTTGGAACATCTGCTTCTGCTAGAAGTGATGTTGACATGCACATTGGTGCCGCAGTACCTGCTGTTAATGACCCAGGAAATGGGGCAAAGCTTTCAGCAATCCAAACTGCTGTAAGACAGTTGGAAGGAAACGATGCAAAGAAGCTACGAAACAAGCTTCGTGCTTCTGTCGGTATTGCCACCGAGCCAATCCGTGAATCATACATTGCAGTATGTCACCCAGACCTCCGTCAAGACATTGAAGCTCTGCCAGGTTTTGTAGTTGCTTCAAAGTATTCCGACCAAGGCGATGCTATGGAAGGTGAGATTGGAGCCGTTGAGGGAGTGAGATTTATAACCACTACCCAGGCGACCCCTTTCAAGTCTGCTGGTGACACTAACGGTGTTGCAAACTGCGTGAGTACAAATGGATCAAACTGCGATGTTTATCCAGTAATCGTAATGGCCGAAGACTTCGGTGGATGCGCCACTCTTGGTGGAATGGACAGCCTCCGATCTAAAGTGGTCATGCCTAAGCCTGGACCAGGAGACCCTCTTGGACAGCGCGGAACTGTAGCATGGGACACGTTTTATAGCTGTATCATATTACAGGACCTTTGGATGTACAGACTTGAGGTAGCTGCTACTAAGCTGTCTTAGTAATAATAGCCCCGGCGAAGGTCGGGGTTCACTTTAATTTTTAAGTAAAAGGACAAATATGTCTGACTCTATTAAAAATAGAATTACCCGTGCTTGTCAGTGCTCAGGGTATAAATCAGTTATTTACACGGCAGGAACTTCAGCCGCAACACATGAGGTTGATTACATTAATATTCCCTACAGCGCAATCGTTACAGATGTCAGAGTTACTGTAACCGACAATTTTATTTGTAGTAGCTCAGGGAAAGTATCCCCTCTTGCTGGAACTGCCGCAGGTACTGTTTACAATCAATCTGATGGTTCTGCTGGAACTGCTGACCCAGATGGATTTGGAAACTGGAGTGCTACTAATGGTGACATGGTTGCTACCGCAGGTGTAAACGGTAAGTCCCTTAGTGCTATTACTGCAAAAGTTACAGATTCAGCCGCAGGCGTTTTAATGGGAACTGCACCTCCTTACTCACTGTCTTCAACCTACGGTTCAAGTGGTGAGGAAAAGGTGGTTCCTGTTACATTAAGCTGGGTCGTTTCTGCTGGAACGGTTTCTGAAGGAGCGTTAATCTGGTGGGTTGAGTACATGTTCCCTGCAAACATTGTTTGGGATCAGGCTTCAATCTAAGCATCATTCAATAACCGGGGTTTAGGCCCCGGTTTTTAAAGGAGATATTATGTCTATTGCAGGTGGGTTAGTTCAAAGTACCCAGGTTCCACAAGGTAAACTTAGCGATGCTTATGTTCCCG